CGACTGCAACGGATATGTCGTTCTTGGATTTCACTGAAAGTAATCCGTTTGGAGATCCACAGTAATGTTAGGTAGTTATTTTTATCACGAACGAATACGCAAAAGTGTTGCGATGTTTGGTTCTTTGTTCAACAACATATATGTTCTTAGAAAGAACTCTTCGGGTGGAACCATCGGAACTGTAAAAGTTCCTATTTCATATGCCCCAAGAGATCAAGCACTGGTTCGTATTCGAGACAATGCTAATCTTGATACCGATACTGGTCTAGGAATTAAACTTCCAAGATTGTCATTTGAGATGCTTGCCTTTACATATGCACCAGAACGACAACTTCAAAAGATGGGTAAAATTCAAAAATCAATACCATCAGACACCACAGTTGTATCAAGAAATAAAATATACAACTATGTTCCGTATACTATTTCTTTTCAATTGAATTTGTATGCAAAAAGTCAAGATGATGGATTGCAAATACTAGAACAAATCCTACCATACTTTACACCACAGTATAGTTTGACAATCAAACCTTTCTCTGACTATGCAGACGTAAAAGAAGATGTTCCAATCATTCTTCAAGGTGTGGCATACTCAGACACATATGAGGGTGCGGTTGGAGATCGAAGAGTTATTAATTACCAATTAGACTTTGAAATGCATGCCAACTTCTACGGACCATTTAATGCTGGTAAAATCATACGTGACGTTGAGACAAACCAATATCTTATCGGTGCTGGTTCAGCAGACTCAGATGTATGGGTTTCAAAAATAAATATCCTACCTAATCCTCTTGGTGCTTCTGCCGATAGTGATTATGGATTCACTACAACCATTACAAATACGGTGGATAGTGCATAACAAGTGAGAAAATATGATGAGCGATTCTGACCAAATAAAATCAGACTATGACCACTCCAGAGATACCTACTACGACCTAATCCAAAAAGGTCAGGAGTCTCTAGATCTAATGATGCAGTTTGCACGTGAGAGTGAACACCCTCGTGCGTTCGAAGTGCTGTCTGGTATGATCAAAAACGTTTCAGACGTAACTGATAGATTGATGGATCTACAGAAGAAAACCAAAGACATAAATAAAGATGAGAAACAAGTCAGTGGTACTACAAATCAAAATCTATTTGTAGGTTCAACAACTGATTTGCAGAGAATGCTTCAAGAACAAGATAAGATGGTAGACGTGACACCGAATGATTCATCCGAGTAAGACCTATCTAGGTAATCCCAACGTAAAACGCGATGGTGTATTAGAAGATTGGACTGAAGAAAATCTCCTAGAATACCGAAAGTGTATGAAAGATCCTACACACTTTGCAAAGACATATTGCAAGGTGATATCGCTTGACGAGGGATTAGTGCCTTTCAATCTGTACCCATATCAGGAAAAGATGTTCCAACACTTTGACGACAATCGTTTTAGTGTGGTGCTTGCATGTAGACAGTCGGGTAAATCTATATCTTCTGTTGCATATCTCCTATGGTATGCATTGTTTCACTCCGAGAAGATCATTGCAGTTCTTGCAAACAAAGGTGCGACTGCACGTGAGATGTTGGGTCGGGTTTCTCTTATGTTGGAGAATCTACCGTTTTTCCTTCAACCAGGATGTAAGGCACTGAACAAAGGTTCTATTGAGTTTTCTAATAACTCTAGGATCATTGCCGCCGCTACGTCAGGTTCATCTATTCGTGGTATGTCTGTATCGCTTCTATATCTCGACGAGTTTGCATTTGTTGAGAAAGCGGCAGAGTTCTATACATCTACCTATCCAGTTATTTCATCAGGTAAGAATACCAAGGTTATCATAACGTCTACTGCAAACGGTATCGGTAACATGTATTACAAGATATGGGAAGGTGCAGTACAGAAAGTAAACGAGTTCAAACCATTTAGAGTGGACTGGTGGGATGTTCCAGATCGAGATGATGACTGGAAGAAGCAAACCATATCTAACACGTCACAATTGCAGTTTGATCAAGAGTTTGGCAATACATTCTTTGGAACAGGGGATACACTCATAGGTGCTGAAGCACTCATGTCAATGCGTATGTCAAATCCATTGCGTATACTTGAAGGTAGTCATTGCCTTATATACGAAGAACCACAGAAGGATCACGACTATGTAATGTGTGTGGATGTAAGCAAAGGAAGAGGACAGGATTACTCTACGTTTAACGTGATCGACGTTAGCACAAGACCCTTTAAACAGGTTGCTACTTATCGATGTAATACTATTTCTCCTATTCTCTTCCCTACCATTATATATAAGTATGCGACGCTTTACAATCAAGCATATACAATAATAGAGTCAAATGATCAGGGAACAATAGTCTGCAATGGACTGTGGCACGACTTTGAGTATGAGAATATGCACACCGAGAGTACAGTTAAGGCAAATAGACTTGGGGTAGAAATGACCCGAAGGACTAAAAGACTAGGTTGTTCTGGTCTAAAAGACCTTATAGAAAACCAAAAACTATCCATACACGACGAACAGACCATACTTGAATGTAGCACATTTGAAGCAAAAGGTCAATCCTACGAAGCATCAGACGGAAACCATGATGATTTGATGATGAATCTTGTTATGTTTGGATACTTTATCAATACAGACATTTTCCGAGATCTTACAGATATCAATATAAAAGAAATGTTGTATAAGAATCGGATCAGTGAAATAGAAAATGATATACCGCCGTTTGGATTTTTGGACACAGGAGAGGATCACATCAAGACTTTGGAAGAAAGAGAGCGAAATACCCCTTGGGCAATAGAATATTCTAACGAATTGTAATCTTATAAATACTTTCATTAAGAAGTGAACAATCGTATTATGTATTCATATCATTCAACTCAATAAGGAAAAAGAGTCATGGCAATATTTACCCCATCAGAGTCACCTTCCATTACAGTAAAGGAAGTAGACTTATCTGGTGTCGTGCCAAATGTTCAAACAAGCACAGGTGCTATCGTCGGAAATTTTAATTGGGGTCCAGTGGAACTCGCACAAAAAATTTCTAACGAAAGTCTACTTGCATCAACGTTTGGTTCGCCCGATAGCGACAATTCTGTGGATTTTCACAGTGCCGCATATTTTTTAAGATACTCGAACTCTCTACAAGTAGTTCGTATGTGTAACGGTGCAGAAAATGCATCAGATGCCCTCGCTGACGCGGAGACATTAATAGTAAAAAACCGTGCCGATTGGGATGCACAACTCACTGCGAGAGATGCCGCCGATCACACGTTTATCGCTAAATACCCTGGCGATATAGGAAACAGTATACGAGTAAGTGTACTACAATCAGATTCATCTGGATCTTCATCAGTATTCAATGCAAACACAGAAATGGTAAACAACTTTGATGGTGCTCCTGGCACATCAACCTTTGCTTCTGGTATATCTGCATCAAACGACGAAATTCACGTAATAGTGGTAGACTCTGACGGTGAGATATCTGGTACAAGAGGTGAAGTTTTAGAAACTTTCCCATTTTTGTCAATGGCAAAAAATGCAAAGAGTGACGACGGATCTTCTAATTTTGTAAGAGATGTTATCAATAACTCTTCACAATATGTCTGGTTAGCAGGCAAAGGCGATGAAGGATCGTTTTCTTCACAGGCAGTAGGAAACAAAAACTTCCTTGATGCCGCTAACGGTACGGATTTTGCAGGTTCCAAAGGAGTAGTATCTATTCCAATGACAGGTGGCATAAAATCTTCAGCACTAACTACTGGAAACTATGCAACTGGACACGATCTGTTCGAAGATGTAGACACCATAGAAGTAGACATGCTAATCGCACCAGGTATGACATCTACTAGTGATCACACTACAGTGGTCAACGATCTGGTTGCAACTGCACAGACACTAAGAAAAGACTGTGTTGTAGTAGCGTCTGCACCTTCTAGAACAGATATTATAGGCATACCTGCCGTCACTGCAAATGCTAACGCAATAACACGTGCTAATTCATTCACTAGAAGTTCTTATCTCTTCGTAGATAACAACTACCTAAAGGTGTATGACAAGTACAATGATCAGTATATCGAAATACCTGCCGCATCATCAACCGCTGGAATTTTTGCGGCGACAGATGCAGTTGCCGCACCTTGGTTCAGTCCTGCGGGTCCTCGAAGAGGACAGTATTTGGGAATTACTGCACTAAATTATTCACCGACCAAATCACAGAGAGATAGTCTTTATAAGGCAAGTGTCAACCCAATCTCAAACATACCAGGTCAAGGTGTGTTACTCTTTGGTGATAAAACTAAACTTGCTAGACCAAGTGCCTTTGATCGTATCAACGTTCGAAGATTATTCCTTGGTATAGAAAGGGCAATCGCCATTGCCGCAAGAAACGTCATGTTTGAATTCAACGACGAGTTTACTCGTGCAGAGTTTACAAACATTGTCGAACCCTTCCTTCGAGAAATCCAAGGTCGTCGCGGTATCACCGACTTCCGTGTAGTTTGTGACGATACAAACAACACTGCGGCAGTTATAGATAGAAACGAATTCATTGCGAACATCTTCATCAAACCAGCACGTTCAATTAACTTCGTCACACTTAATTTTGTGGCAGTTAGAACTGGCGTGGCGTTTGAAGAAGTAGTTGGCACTGTTTGATCTGTAGCATAGGAGAATAGACAAATGGCAGTCCTAAATATCGACGACTTCAAAGCAAAGTTGAAAGGTGGCGGTGCAAGACCAAACCTCTTCAAAGCAACTATCAACTTTCCTGCCTATGC